TGGGTCCAGTGGGTCCAGTGGGTCCAGTGGGTCCAGCCCCCGGTATCAGCACTACACCAACGACAAACGTCAACATTGGCTATGAAGATGAGGCCAATGCCGCAGCGGCCCGTGGCGCACTTGCTAATGCGCCAATTGGGTTTGAGGCGATTGGCTTTCGAGATGCTCTTGATATGTATGATCAGGGCAAGATTAGCCTCAATGAAGCAATAGGGTATGGGTTGCACAATGCTCTGGGTTTTCCCGGTACTCAAATAGGTTTTAGTGTTGATCCAAGAACCCAAGAGCAAACACCGGCTATGGATATAAGTATTCCTGGCATGGCGTTGGGTGCGTTGGGTATGATTAGCGGCGTTCCTGGCCTTGGAATGGTGGGCGGAAGAGCGGGGACGGCCATTGGGGGAGCTTTCGGCATTCCTTCAGTCACTGTTGATTATTCTCCAGGGCAATTTGGCGCTCCTGCCCCAGACACAAACAGCGGGTTTGATTATATTAATCCAAACATTAATCAAAGATTTGCCGCCCTCAATCAAATGTATGGAGAGCAGCTGAGCGGCGCGCCGGCATACGCCACTTGGGATTGGGCGAAGATCCAGAGTGATGCCGCGGCCAATAACCAGACGCTTGATCAATATCTTGCCCGCAACTTGGGTAACTTGTCCACCAATGCCCCGCGGCTCATGAAGCATGGCGGCATGGTGGGGGGCAAAAAGTCTCTGGAAGAATTGCACCACCGCTATGCCGAGGGTGGCGAGGTGGGCGATGAAGGCATGGTGCGTCCCTATGATCCCAGGGAAGTTGATACGATCGCCAACGAATTTATGCGGGAGATTTCCCCCGTGGATGTAACGCAGCGTGCGCGCATGCTGATGAGGGGCGTCGATGTTAAGGCTCCTATAGTGGCTGACGCACAGGATTTGCCAGAGAATTACATGCGCTACCCGCGCAATGAAAACGTGACGTCTTCAACCAATTATTTTGAAATGCCGATTGAAGATGACCGTTACGGGCAGCGCCCTGGCATGAGGAGCCTGAGAACGGGCATCAATGCCATTCTTGATCAAGAGCGCAAGATTGGCCTTGGCGCCGGCTTGATGGCCATGGAAAATGCCGGCGACTATGGGATGACGGGCTACGGCCCTCAAGTGTCTGCCAGTTATGGGCCTGCCAGCATCTTTGGCGGCTATCAATCCATGACGCCAAGTTTTTCTGGCGCAAAACCGCAGGGCGTGTATTCTTACGGCGGGAATTTGAATATTCCGCTTGATGAAGATGGCGCCTCGGCGAACATTGGCGGCAGTATCATAAGCGGGCGGCGCGGCGCTGTTGGGGCGGGGAATGCCGGCACTCAAATCACGGGAGGCCTGCAGGTTCCATTCGAAAGGCTGTTTCCAAATTCAAATATTGGCGGGACGTTGGGATTAGACGTGGCGGTGGATCCTACTTTGCGCCAGAAAGAGATATTGTTCGGCTATCGGAGGGCTTTCTAAATCATGTCTGAAAAACTTACCGAAAATGATGAAGCCCAAGAAGGTGAAGTCGTTGAGTTCATTCCCGAAAAATCAAACGTAGAGGACACTGAAGATGGCGGCGCAATCATTCGCTTTGAAAATGAAGAGCAAAATAAGCGTAGCCTGGAGCACTTTGAAAACATCGTTGAAGAAGTTGACCCAGATCTTCTCAAGGAAGCAGTAAGCGACCTCCTAGAAAAGATTGACCGCGACAAAGAGGCCCGCGAAAAACGCGACAAGCTTTACGAAGAGGGCCTACGTCGCACTGGCCTGGGCGATGACGCGCCCGGCGGCGCGCAGTTTACCGGCGCCAACAAGGTGGTCCATCCCATGCTGGTGGAGGCGTGCGTAGACTTTAGCGCCCGTTTTATGAAGGAAATTTTCCCGCCAAACGGGCCGGTAAAGAGTAAAATTTACGGCGAAACCAGCAAAGAAAAGGTGGATAAAGCCGAGCGCAAGGCCACTTTTATGAATTGGCAGACCACTGAGCAGATGCCAGAGTTCCGTGGCGAGCTTGAGCAGCTGAGTACGCAACTGCCTCTGGGCGGCGGCCAGTACATGAAGTTCATGTGGAACCAACAGTATCGCCGGCCGTCGTCTGAATTTGTGCCGATTGATGACGTCTACCTGCCTTTTGCGGCCACCAATTTTTACACGGCCGATCGCAAGACGCACGTTCAGTACGTCACGAAGATGGAATACGAGCGGCGAATTAAGGCCGGCATGTATATTGATGTGGATCTTGGGGCCCCGGATGATCCTGAGTTCAGCAAGGCATCAATTGCAAACGACAAGATCGAGGGTCGCAAAAGCACGAGCTACAATGAAGATGGCCTGCGTACCATCTTTGAAATCTACACCTGCCTTGATTTTGACGAGGACGTGAGCCCCTACATTCTTAGCATCGACAAGTCGAGCGGCAAGGCGCTTTCACTTTATCGCAACTGGGAGCAGGATGATAAGCAGCGCAAGGCGCTTGACTGGATTGTTGAGTTTCCGTTTGTGCCATGGCGCGGCGCTTATCCAATTGGCTTGACGCATATGATTGGCGGCCTTTCTGGTGCTGCCACGGGTGCCTTGCGTGCCCTGCTTGATAGTGCGCACATCCAGAACATCCCCACCCTCCTGAAGCTCAAGGGAGGCCCTGGCGGCCAGACAATCAATCTCCAGCCCACCGAGGTGGTGGAAATGGAGGGCGGCGCGCTGATTGACGACGTGCGCAAGCTCGCCATGCCGATGCCGTTTAATCCGCCGAGCCCCACGCTGTTCCAGTTGCTGGGCTTCTTGGTGGACGCCGGCAAGGGCGTCGTGCAGACTAGTTTTGAGAAATTAAGCGATCAGAATGCCAATCAGCCGGTTGGCACGACTATGGCCCTCATTGAGCAGGGCATGGTGGTCTTTTCGAGCATTCACGCACGCCTTCACAATTCCATGGCGAAGTGTTTCAAGATTTTGCACCGGCTGAACAGTGCCTACCTGACGGAAGAAGACATTGAGGCCCAAGACGCCGGCATAGAAATCAGCCCGGCTGATTTTGATGGGCCGCTTGATGTGGTGCCGGTTAGCAACCCTGCGATTTTCTCTGAGGTGCAGAGGTTTGCCCAGGTCCAAGCGATTATGCAGCGGGCGTCTATAGTTCCGCAGTTGTATAATGCAAGGGCCGTGGAGGAAATGTTCCTCCGCATTTTAAAGGTGCCCACAGACGAAGTTTTGATGCCTGAGCAAAAAAACGAAAATATGGACCCGGTCAGCGAAAATGTCGCCGCGACCATGGGCGGTCCAATCTACGTCTTGCCGCAGCAGGATCATATAGCGCACATCATGACGCACCTGGCGTTTTTGAAGTCGCCCCTGTTTGGAGGCAATCCGGTCATCATGAGGACGTTCATGTTTCCGATGGCCACTCACCTGCGCGATCACCTGTTGAATTACTACTTGTCTGAGGCGCATGAGGCTGTGGATCAGGCGCAGCAGCAAAACCTAATCCCGGAGCAGGCCGCGGAGCAGACGGAGGTGATTTTGCAGGTCCAGCAGTTTATTGAACAGCAACTCGGCACGTTTGGCCAAGAGCTGGCTGCCATTGATCAGGCCGCGCAACAGTTCCGGCCGCAGCCTGCCATGCCTCCCGACAGCAGCATGCAGATTGCGCAGCTTAATGCGCAAATGCAGGGGCAGGCACTGCAGCAGCGTGCTCAGATGGATCAGGCGCGGACCCAGCTTGAGCAGCAAAAGTTGCAATTTCAGCAGCAGAATGAGGCCGTCAAGATTACCGATCGGCAGCAGGAGCGCGCCGAGAAATTGCAGGCTGAGCAGTTCCGGCAGATGGCTGAAAGCCAGCGCACTGCCGCACAACTCGCGGCTCGTGAGCGTATGAACACGGCCGACAATGACACTGCAAAGCTTTTGGCTGCGGCCGAGATGGCCACAGGCGAGAAGGTGGCGGTAAGCACCGGCACCGGGATTAACCCTGGAACACGATAGAGGAAAAGATTATGGCCGATAAACCCAAAGCGGATACTGTTTCGCTGAACAACGCCTATGTGAAGCAAAAGCACCGATTGGCTGCTGGCGAGAAAGTTGACGGGCAGCCTTTGCCGCCCGCGCCGAAGGTTGAAAAGAACCAGGCGTGAATTTTGAGACGAAGCTCTTAAACCGCATCAAGGCGGCGCAGCAGCAATTTTCTGTTGACGCCTTGAAGCGGCCCCAGCAGCGCGATGCATTTGAGTACGGGTATCGCGTTGGAGTGGTCGCCGGCTACGAGGCTGCGATCGAAGTGCTCTTGAAAATCCTAGAGGAGGATAAGAATAGTGACAACGACTTATGAGGACGCTTTAGGGGAGGCTTTTCCGGCAGTTAATGCCGGCGTGCAGCCTTTCGGGAGCCGCGTTCTGGTCCAAATTCGCACACCGCGCAAAATCACTAAGGGTGGCATTATTCTGGCCACCGACACCAAAGATACCGAGAAGTGGAACACGCAGGTTGCCAAGGTGATTTCTATTGGCCCACTGGCGTTCAAAAATCGCGACACTCAGCAGACC